GTGGATTTTATTTTAAAAAAATTTAAAGAATCCATCCCTCTAAACCCTCTTCCGGGGAACACATCGTACAGAAATTGTAAGATAACAGAAACAAAGGACTTTTAGTCTGCTTGTAATAGCGACCTGCAGCCCTAGTGAGAAATCATGCGGAAACTGAAGCTAAAAGTGACCTTTGTAGTGACATTTAGTAGTGACTCCAAACTCTTCGAGTTTGATTTAATTTACCATAACAATGGTAGATTTCAGGGGTTGGAAATTGGAACTCGAGAAAAAGGTTTTATAGGTGAAGGTCTATGACCCTGACTATATCCCTCCCGATCATCCAATGAGTAAACCTGAGTTACCACTAAGTGTTATTTATTTTTTATGTTTGACCGTTTAAAGACCAAGCTTGGCCTTTTTCAAGATCTTATGAAAAAACAAAGAACACTCTTAAGTGGTCTGATCACCGTAAAAGGTGGTCTTGCACTGGTCGGAATAGGATTAAACCTTTTCCGGCTAGTCAATGCAAAGGCACCATCTAAAAGTACTGTAAAGGTATTAAAATATTTTGCTTATCGTTTATATAGATTGACTTGTGACTCTTCTTTAGAGTTTACTATCAAATATTTAAAGACTTGCTCAATTTTACTTCAGCAGTATGTTTCAAAACATGAGGATCGTTTTGATTCCCGTGTTATTGGGGGTGTGGCAGTCTCTGTGTCCCGTACTGGGTTACCTAGACTTATACCACGCCAACAGCGGGAATTAATACGAAGAGGTGATATTAACACCATCACCTTTTGGTTATCCCTCTTCAACCTTTATAGATTTTTTGTTTGTCGGCATAAAAAACCAGACTACAAGACTATAACAGATCGTTTTGAAGGTGATATCCCTGAATCGATTCTTCGATTCATTCCCATGTTTTGGACATCACTGTCTCGTCATTTTCATGTACCTCCTTGTGATTTTAAGGTTTCAAACCCTCAAGTTATTAATTCTGTCTCCGTATCCATACGTGAGGCAGATAAGCTTAAAGGTTCGTCACTTCTTGCTTCCATGGAGAGTGTGCATTTCTATCGTTACTTAGCTAACTTTCTGAAAAGAGAGTTTACTAAGAGAGAATTTCTACCATCTCCTGTTATGGATAAGTGAGTTTTATTTTTCGACTCATTTTCTTATCTATACAAGAAATGGTGGCCAGAATTGGGGGGTGTACTTTCTGGTCCTTCGTTCTCTCGTGACGATTGGGAATCTACTGTATCTGTTGATCAGTTACCACCTAAAAATGGTCCTGATTATTCCATTAAGCCTAATACTCATTTATTTACAAATGAGATAGACTGGGTACAGAGATTCCTGAAATTTATGACGGGCGTTGACGTGGATTTCTCAGGTTTGTTACCTGAGTTTGGTAGACTTTGTTCTTTGAAAGAACCTGCCGGAAAGGTTAGGACGATTGCTATTGTTGATCCAATTACGAATTGGTTGCTAAAACCACTTCATAATTGGCTCTTCAGTATCTTGCGTTCTATACCTAACGATGGGACATTCGATCAAGAACGACCTATAAAGCTTCTAATGAAGAAGTGTAAAGGTAAGTTTATTGGTTCTTGTGATATGTCTGCTGCCACGGATCGTTTACCCGTGGTTCTCCAAGCCGAGATTCTTTCCCATATTTTAGGAAAGAAAACAGCGTATGCTTGAATGAATTTCTTAGTCTGTCGTCCTTACTCTCCGAACATTTGGTATTCTGTAGGGCAACCTATGGGTGCCTTGAGTTCGTGAGCTGCTTTGGCTATTACACATCATTTTATGTGACAATATTCTGCCTTCAAAGCAAGGGCCACGTTGCCGGGTACTTGATACTCGGATTACGCTGTACTAGGGGATGATTCATCATCTCTTAACAGAAAGGTGGTAGATGAGTATCTACTACTCTGTCGTCGGATTGGAGTCGGGATTAATTTGGCAAAATCTTTAATTTCACCCGTGGGGTGTTTAGAATTTGCCAAAAGGTTCATGACTCCTCGTGGTGATTGTTCTCCGGTTTCTATAGGTGAGATTCTTATTTCCAAAAAGAATTTCGCGTCTATGGCAAACTGGACTCGTAAGAGAAAGATCCGTTTGGCTGATTTGTTTTCCGTTATGGGATACAAACATGTCCGTATCGGTTCTTTGGACAAGCACTGGTTCGACCTCCCTTCTCGTACACGTAATATGCTGATTGTGCAAACCTCACCTTGAGGTCCTATACCATCTCCTGACTTGTGGAGCTGGGTCCACAAAACAGGAATGAATAAGGTCCTTGAGTATGAAAACTATTTTATGGGAGTTAACTTAATTGTTCTTCTTGATGAGCTTGGGATTAAAGTTAAAAAACTTGTTTATAGCAATATGGACAAGTATAACTTTTCCCAACTATCTGTAGATTCTAAGACCCTTCTCAGATTAAAAAACTGTGAAATGGTTGATCCTTCTACATTTAGAGTTCTAATGGATTTAACAATTGAACCTCACCGTAAAATGTGTTTTGGCCGTTCTTTAACCTTATTATTAAAAATTTCTCAAGTTCAACGTGAGTGAAGAAAGCGTGCTTTCTTGGCTGACGTGGATGAGTTGAATTCTTGATGGTTAGAGTTAGTTCGGCTTGAGGCTTTATTTTATGATATTTCTCAGGAAGGGTCTTATAACCAATCGGTTAACAAGCCTTTCTCAGAACCATCAGCGAAATCTGTGGTAGCCTTATGGAATAAACTTCGTAATCCATGGTTACCATGATCTAACCAAGGCGCCTTAGATAAATCAATGTTTGATTATATCTGGCTCCGTTGGTTAGGTAAAGACCGAACGCGTTTTGGAATGCGTACGGTATTTTAATATACATTTAGTATACTGATCTAAGTAATTAGTAAGGAGCAAAAGCCTTATCGGTTTTGAAATAGAGTAACTATCCGGGGAGTAAGATAATATACTTTCTGAAACCCGGCTCTAGTATGGTAAAAAAATACTGATAAGTGAAAACTTGAAACCTTACTTAATATATGAATAGTATGTGAAAATTAGATGAAAATCGAAATTTGTGATGTACTGTACTATTGGTAAGCCAATGCAAAAAACTCCCATAAGATGGAGAAAATGCACCTAAGCATTACCGTCATAGGTAAAGACCCCCTTTAAGGGTCGGGGACCTATGACTACCCGGAGATTTTCGTCCGGGACCCCCTGGGGGAGCCTGGCTTGTCCAGGCTCGATGACAGTGATGCGTTCATCACCGCCATGGTAAGATCCTTATTGGATTGCACCGTGGTCGGTACCCTAAGCATTACAATTACAATAATTCAGCAATGGATTATTTTTTGTCTGTTATTTGCGATTCTTTAAGATGTGGTGCACATAGGTGGCCAGTAATGGTGCGGTAACTCCGCCAAAGGAATGGTATGTTAAATCGTGATTTACGGTATTAACTATGGTGT